ACCCGGAGGACCACCAGAAGAGAATGGAAAACTGTGGATTAGAGACAACACAGGAACAGCCTTAGAAATAAGCGATGTATGGATTAGAGAAGAAGGACAACTTAAAAAAATTGATAAGATTTGGATTAGAGATGGTTCATATGCATATTCATCTACTGTTCATTATGACAACTTACCAGAACCTTTAATAGCACCACCTACACCGACATATAACGAACAGGCGATTGCTAAAGGACACAAAAGAGAACTATATGTTCCTCAAGCAGCAGGCGATTCAAATAGTACTGGTACTATAAATGATTCAGCAGTTCTTAGTTACATTGCAGGACGACCTTGGTTAAACGACGCAGAATATGGGATTCTTGATTTTGAAACCCCATACATGAGTTGGTTGGCTCAAGGCGTAAGCAATCCACCAGATGATAATTATTATCAAGCATTGACTGAAATGATAGATCTTATTCAACAAGTTAAGGCTGCATTTCCGCAGATTAAGTGGGCTTTTTATGGTGAGCCAAATGTCAGATTTTTTGTTTATGACAATACTTGGTATGGCTTAGAGCAAAGTAATCAACATCATTTAATAAATGAAAGATTAGACCAGTATGTAGCAGCATATGGTCCACTTCTTGATAAGCAGGATTACATATCACCTTCATTTTTTGATAAATATGTAGCCCCAGAAAGATCTGAACAAACTAAAAGATGGGTGCATTATAATATAGAAGCAAGTAAAAGACATAATGAAGAAAGAAACCAAAACAAACTAATAATTCCAATGCTATGTCCAATGTATCAATATATAAATATTGGTGATGATTACTTGCCAATATTTGTAGGTAGTGAAGAAGTAAGAGATGAAATGATTTATCCAGCATTGGAAAATGGGTCGTATAATAACTTTACTTTATGGTCTGGTCAAACTTTTTGGGTACCAAGTGCGTTTAATCTATCGACATATCCTCTAGATTGGACAGTTCTTCCACAAAACGAACAAGCCATGGGTCAACGAATAAGCAGATATAGAGCAGCATATACTGAAGAATTTTTTAATGGTGTTGCCCCAGATTGGAACAGCCCAGAAGACGAAGAAACACTAAGGCACGCTGTGTGCCAAAGAATGATTCAATACATGGATGACATGAAAGCAGATGCTATTGAAAAATTACAAACCAATCCAATAACACAATTGGTATACGAAATCTAAAGGAGAGATACAATGGAAGGAAGGCACCCAGACTTATCAACTGTTTTACAATTGCTTCAGATAGTAATTATTGCTATAGGTTTGGCTGGAGTATTTGTAAGAGTAGGTGAGTATCAGGCAAACCAAATCTACAACACAGGCCAACTACAGGATCTAAAAGAAATTGTAGAAGAGTTGACCAAATCGCAGATTGAGTTTGTTGCAACAGATGCTGCTTTAAAGGAGAGAATAGATGCGCTTAGAGTACGCATGGATCGTCTTGATCGTTCTAATTAATGGGTGTTCCCCTTCCAAACAAATAGGAAAGAATGTTGTAGAGGTTTCTAGAGTAGCACAGTCAAGCAAAGAGCGATTCCAAACTATTGAGGAAGAGGTCCGTAAAACCGAGCATATGGATGTTCTGCTCATCAGTGATGAAGCAAAGCATGGAGCAAAAGAACAACAAGATATTATTGATATTATGTATAACACCGTGGAACTGTTACCAGAGATTGATGACACAGTTCCATGGTGGGCACCAATACTGGAATACGGATTGTTGTCATTAGGAATCATAGGAGCCTTCGTCATCCTATGGTACCTTGGATTGGGAAAACCAATTAGAGCGTTTATGAGATTGTTTGCCTCAATGATTCCCGAAGGGAAGAAAGAAACTGCAAAGTTGATGATTGAGGCAGAGGACGATACTTCCAGAACAAGCATCAGAGAAGCCGTGGCTGTTCTCAGAGCAACAGACAAGGACTTTGATGCTGCATACAAGAAGGAGAAAAAACAATGGAAGCATTCCTAGGAAGTTTGTGGTTTGCTGGGCTGATGTGCCTAGCCGGATACATCGCAGGATGTGTATTTCCCATCTCTAAGATTAGAAGTCTTATTCGATGAAGAGTAAAGTACAGATCTTAAATGAGATGCTACTGGATTCACTTGTTCGGGATCTCAAGGATCCTGACAAGTGTACTCCGGGGCTGTATACTGTCATCCGTGGCATTATCAATGACAATAGAGAGTCGGCAGATGGCATCCCAAGCCAAGCCCTTGAAGAAGTAACCAAGGCAATGTCCGAGGCTGCACCCTTCAAGATCAAGGAATCTACATATTGATTAAACCTACTGAAGAAGTCGTTAATGATTTCAGGAACCATGTGTTCTTTTGCATGAAGCACCTAGGACTTGGAGAGCCTACCCCCATGCAATATGAAATCTCAAGACAACTTCAGTATGGGCCAAACGATTTCATTCTGGCGGCTGGGCGTGGAACAGGGAAGTCCACGCTCACCGCCATGTTTGCCTCATGGTTCATGATGGCAAACCCAAACAAGACTGTATTGGTGTTGTCTGCCACCCAACAGAAAGCCATTGAGTTTGTGTCTCAAACAAGAAAGATCTTGAACATGGTGCCATACTGCAATCACATGATTCCAGATGAGCATACCAAGGACTCGGCACTTGGCTTCAATCACAATATCAGAACATCATTCACACAGGATCTATCCTGCACTGCCAGAGGATCCACCTCTCAGATCACAGGACTCCACGCAGATCTCATCATCTGTGATGACGTAGAGATCTCAACCAATACCCAAACAGTAGAAGCAAGAGAGCGTCTTCTTCACAAACTAACCGAACTAGAGTCCGTCAGGAACAAGGGATCAAGAGTCCTGTTCCTAGGGACACCGCACTCTGCGGAATCAATATACACAGTACTCAAGCAATCATATCCAATGGTCAAGTATCCTGCTCTCATGCCTGACCAAAGCCTTCCCGGTGAATCCGAGGATGTTGCTGATTGGATATGGGATCTTAGTTTTGCTGCTGGCGAGTCCACCCAGCCTGAGCGTTTTGATACGGAAATGCTCATGGAACGCAAGGCTAAGATTGGACCCAAGGCTTTTGCCTTGCAATACATGCTTGATACTACCCTGTCAGATATAGACAAGTATCCGTTGAAGCTGTCCGATCTCATCGTATTCGATGTACCGTTTGACAAGGCTCCAGAGAAAGTCATCTGGCAGGGTCAAAACGCCAATAAGAAGATGCCTAGTTGGGGATTGGGTGGGGATATGATCATGGAACCTATGCACATATCCTCAAACTATGTGGACTATCAGCATAGACACATGGTCATAGATCCCTCTGGTCGTGGAGCAGATGAGACTGCGGTATGCATCGCTTCCACGGCTGGTGGGATGATCTATATCCATGAACTTGCTGGATGGGAAGGGGGATACAATGATGCTGTCCTAAACAAAATTGCTAAATTATGTTTGGAATATGGTATCAAAATGGTACGGGTAGAGTCCAACTTTGGTGATGGTCTCTTTTCCAAAGTCATTACCCCATTCCTCATTGAGAACTGTGGGCGTATAGGCATCGAGGAGTTCCGTGTATCGGGGCGGAAGGAAGCAAGGATGTTGGATACCCTAGAGCCTGTGATGGCCCAGCATCGCCTTGTATGGGATCGTAGGGTAGCCAAGGATGAGAAGAACCAGATCCAACTCACACGCCTTACAGACGAACGTGGGTGCCTCAAGCACGATGACCGGGTGGATGCCTTGGCTAGTGCTGTGGACTTCTACAAGGACATGATGCAATACAATACGGATAAGTTGGTAAAGGAAAACAGACAGAAGGAATGGGAAAGGACGGTTGCTAGTTGGGCTAGCAACTTCAGGGCATCTGAGTGGATTCCGCATAGCGGAGCAATCAGGGAACTCACTGCCCAGCCAAAGGAAAAAAAACGCAACCAGTGGGGATGGAGGTAACATATGGTAGATCCACTTTCATGGGTAGGTTTGGGTGTTGGTGTACTAGGGGGTATATTCCAAGGTTTTGGAGCAAACGCTGCAAGACAGGATGCAATCAATCAGTGGGTTCAGGGGGAAATGCAAAAAGCCATCAACAATGGCAAAGAACTCTTTAACGCCACATATCAACAGCAACAAGTGCATGACCGAAATGCAGCAATAGTAAAGTCTTCTTATATTTTTCAACAAGACTCATTGGATTCAGCAAGGTCTCAATTCAATTTTGCTCAAAACCAAATCTCCCAAAACTATAGGGCTTATCGAGGTGCCTTGGCTAATCAACTAGCCTCCAGTAGAATTTCTGGAGGAACAAGTAGTGCATTGTCCCTATCACAAAGTGCTAACTTTCTAAAACAAACACTACAAACAGAAAAGAATCTTAAACAAGCAGAGAAAAATATTGACAGACAAATGCAAAATATGCTAGCACAACAAAGGAACGATATTATTATTCCTAATGTTCAACTTTC